AGAATATCACAAACCTACATAAAGGCTTGTGGGATACTCTTAAGGATATGAATGAGGATGAGTTGTAATGAAATTTTTAATACTTGGTCTTGAAAACAAAGAGGTAGGATTCCAGCTATTTATTATAAATATTTCTGAGATCATTCTAATTGATGAAGTGGATTTATTTAAAAATATATGTTTGAAGGTATCTTTAAAAGATGGTGGCATGCGATACTTCAACCATGTAAGAGTTAGTCCAGGAAAACTAGTAGAAGTTAATAGAATTATTGATTTTTATAGAATTTTGGAGAAGTTGTATTGATTTTTGCTTTAACTTTATCAGATGTTATTGAACTACTGATTGGAGCTGTTTGGCTGATAGGTTTTATTGGAGCTATCATTGTAGGTATTCTAAGTAGGAAGGGTAAAAATGAGTGAGGAAGTAGTTGTAAGATATCACTTTATAGGTGGTGAAACTGTTGACTGTGAGTACACAGATAAAGAAATGTATTATTCTAGTCTAAATACCTTTGATTTAGGAGGTCTCCTTATCTTTGATAAAAAGGTAATCAACACAAGGAATGTTACCTATACAGAAATTATTAAAGAAAGAGTGATGAATATTGATAAATACTATTGATCTAAAATATCCTGTGTGCTTGGATATTGAAACAACAGGTCTTGATAGGTTTAGAGATGAAATCACTTCAATTCAGATTGGATTTACAAATGTAGACCAAGGAAAATATGTGCGTAGGTTCTTCGATTGGAAGAAATTGGGAATGAAACGTGCTTTAATGCTTCTTACTAAGCTTAAGGATGCTAAGCTAGTCACACACAATGGAAAGTTTGACTTACTCTTTCTGTATGTTAAGACAGGGATTGAGCTGAAGCTATGGGTTGATACATTGGTAATGGCTCATGTGTGTGGAGAGGAAGAGCTAGGACTTAAGCCTTTAGTTAAGAAGTACTTTAAGGTAGACTATGATATCTCAAAAGAAGCTAAGACAGGACAGATCACAGATAAGTTTAAAGCTTATGGCTTGGATGATGTGTACTATCCTATGGAGCTTGTTAAGATCTTTAAGAAGAAGCTTAAGATCTATAACCTTGAGAAAGTCTACAAGCATGAAATGAGAGCCTACAGTGCATATCTTGAAGTTGAGAAGAATGGTATGCCTATCAGTCCTAGACGACATGAGATAGCTAAGAAGCTTCAGGAGCAATATAAGCCTATCCTTGAAAGACTACTCACAGTAGGTAACATTAACTGGAACTCTACAGCACAGGTAGCTAAGATCCTCTTCACAGATAAGGATGTTCCTGTGTATGATGAGAAAGGTGAGAAGCTTCCTAACACCTATGAAGTGATTGAGTATACCTTCATGAATGATATAATCTATAGAGGTGAGTTTGACACACGTAAGGGAGCTACACTGTTCATGAATGAGTGGAAGGAAAAGAATCCTCACCTGTATGATATTAAGGTTAAGCTTAAACACAACTACGCCCCTGTGATTATTGGCTATGGTGTAGGGCTTAAGGCTATTGAGAAAACAGCTAAGGGAGTACCTTCAGTAAGCAGTGATGTGCTAGTAAACTATGTAGGTAATCCTGTAGTAGATGATCTACTAGAGTATCGCAGGTTGACTAAGTTAGAGACTTTCATTAAATCTTGGGAAGAAATTCAAGTAAATGATAGAATATACCCTAGCTTTAACATTACAGCACGTACAGGAAGAACTACCTGTTCATCACCAAACATCCAGCAGATTCCACAGGATAAAAATGTAAGGAATTTGATTGAAGCTAGACCTGGATGGAAGATAAAAGAGCAAGATTACTCACAAATTGAGCTCCGTGTGGCTTCTATATTCTCAGGTGATGCTAACATGCAACATGCCTATCAGTCAGGAAGTGACTTGCATAGTAAAACTACTGAATTGCTCTTTGGTGATACTTCCAGCCTTAGTCCTCAAGAGCAAAAACGTAAAAGAACACAAGCTAAATCTTGCTTCAGTGGTGATACTGAGATCCTTACTGAGGATGGTTTTGTTGAGTTCAAGATGTATGATGGTATAACTCCTGTAGCTCAGTATAATATCGAGACACAGGAGATCAGTTATGTTGATCCATTAAACTTCAGAATGATACCTAACCAAAAAGTGTGTGTCTTTGAGAATGAAAACACTTCATTGAAGCTTACACCTAACCATGAATGTATTATACAGGTACAGAATGGTAAAAAGTATATGAAGAAAGTTCCTTTTGAGGAGCTTGCAGGACATGGTCAGTCTAAGTTTGCTTGGGTAAATGCTGGGTACTATAAGTATGAAAAGTGCTGGTTCATAAAAGATGATATGACAAGGCTAGTTGCATGCTTTGTAGCTGATGGGTCTTATAGTGCTTCAAAAACACAGTTAAGGTTTGGTTTTACTAAGAAACGTAAGATTGAGCGATTCAGGACCCTTGTGAATAGACTCGGAGTTAACTATGATGAGAAAGTCCAAGGTAAACTTAAGGTAACTTACTTTACAATCTCTGACTTTGATTATGTGTGTAATATGAAACGCTATTGTACAGCAGATAAGACATTGCTTAAGCCTGCTATGACTGAGCTAAACCCTCTTGTGTATTTAGAGGAAGCAAGTCATTGGGATGGTCATGTAAACCACACAGACCTTATTACAGTAAGCTCAACTAATCGGTCAACTTTAGACTCTATGCAGATCATGGCTGTTCAATCAGGTGTGAGAGCAAGACTTTACAAGGTTAAGGATGAGCGAGATAATGTAAGTGATACATGGACTCTATCGTATAACCTGAATAAAAAACCATTAAGTAGGTTTGAAAGTAAAGATATTGACCTAAGAACACATCATAACACTAATCACAATGTGTACTGTGTGACTGTTCCTGAGCATAATATTGTGGTAAGACATAATGGTAAAGTATCTATTCAGGGAAACTGTAACTTCGGTTTTTTATACGGAATGAGTGCAAAAACATTCGTCGAGTATGCGAAAGGTTACAATTTAAATCTCACAGAAGAACAGTCTGAAGAGCTACGTAACAACTTCTTTAGGGCTTACCCTACACTACTACAGTGGCATGAAGATTGTAAAAATTATGCAAGAGCAAACGGTTATACATGGTCTCCTATTGGACGGAAACGTTTCCTTCCTGACATCAACTCTAGCAACTTCAAGCTAAGAGGACAGGCTGAAAGACAATCCATAAACTCAGGAGTGCAAGGATTCGCCTCAGACATGTGTACAAGTGCTCTAGCTGATATTGTTTTCAGTGATGAGATTGACCATGATAGATGTATTGTACTAGGTTCTGTGCATGATGCTATTCTCTTTGAAATTAGAGATGACTATGTTGATGAAGTTTCACCTATAATTAACAGATTGATGGAGAAACCTTCCATCATTGAAGGAATTGATATTCCTATACCTATTGTGGCAGATTCTGAAGTTGCACAAGCGTGGGGAGGATAAGAATGATAATCTTAGATAAGCCTGCTTATAGGCTTGATGAATACAAAGAGATCAGAGAGGCTAATCGCAGGTTTTTCAAGATTGACCCTGAGCACTACATAGACAAGCAGAATGATTGGGAAGACTTATACACAATCTCAATCAGAGGCACTGTGTATGTAATGGATGACTTCTTTAATGGTCTCAGATATATTAGAAAGCACTATGGTCAACCTGTGTCTAAGATGAGTAGCTTTGACCTAATCTTTAAGACTAAGCATGGACTTCCTGAGGAGATTGACTACATGTACCGTAGATTCAGTAATGCCTACAAGACTGTTACTGACTACATTTCACAGACATGTTGCTTCTCTCATGTGGTCATTGATGAGCCTGAAAGGATAGAAAGGAGGATTGTTCATTATCCTGTGATTGATAGGACTGTTCCTCTTTGGTTAAGGGAAAAGATTATTTCAATCATTGATAATGGTTATGCAGAATGACTTATAATGTATTAGAGTTCTTTGATAGCCAGCTTAAGAAAGTACACAAGTTTGATACTTATGAAGAGGCTGAAAAGTTCCATGAAGAGATGCACAGAAAGACCAAAAGCACCTACTTCATTCGCTATAAGATGGATTTAAACAATGTATTCTAGGAGGAATAATGGTAAACAAAAGTAGCTCAGTAGGAATTACTGAGGATATTATCACAAACATCATGCACTTGGGAGCTAGTGAGTACCACTTAGAGATCCTTATCCGTAAATATGAGGATCAGATTAAGTTTTGGTATAACCTAGACAATCCTGAGTTTCAAACTGAGGAAGATAAAGTAGCTATCTATGACACAAAAGACAAGGTGTATCAGATTACACAGCTTCTTCAGACTACTACTGAACAGCGTAGAAAAGCTATGGAATTGCTTAAGTCACAGGCTAATGAAGAAGGAAACCCTGACATGTGGTGTCTTCTTAAACACGTTCTTGTGGCAACTATTACAGCGTTTGAGGCTTGGCAAGTAGACCTAGCCAATGGTAAGGTTAAGTTTGCTTTCCTTGAGCAGTCACGTGTAGCAAACCAAGTTTTAGCTATCTTTTTAGGTTATGAAGTTACTCCATGTAGTGCTTGCTTAACAGATCAATTAAAAGAGGATGGTAAATAATTACCATCCTGTGAGGAAAATTATGAATTACAAAGAAATTATTGAAGATTTTTTAAAAACTAAAAGTAAATCTAAACTTTGCAATGAGTTAGGTATCTCACAGTACTACCTTGATAAAATCCTTCAAGGTGAGGAAGTACCTGACATGGTAAAAACTAAGATTGTCAACATGGTTTCATGTGAAACTGAGGATGAAGAAGTTATCTCAATTTCTAAGACTGAAGAAGACTTCATCCTTGATGCACCTATTGATACTTTCCCTGATAAGGTTAACCGTATCTCCTATCTAAACTATGTTCTAAATAGCACAAAAGCAAACAAAAACCACTATTGGAGACAAGTGCTTACTAAGAATGGGTCTAACACAGAAGAGGAAACTGTGGATCAATTAGAGCGTATGGTAAATGCTATCCTGAAAGGTAACTGGAAAGTCACTGAAGAGGATGTACCTTACATGATTAAGCTTCCAAGTTACCACTACTTAACTAAAATGGTTGATGGCTCTACAGGATGGTCTCTTGTGCAAAATTCAAACACTGTGGTAGGAAGTAGCAAAGAAGAGTTGCTTAAACAATACCCTGAGTATGAAGACTTTATTGTGCAAGAGCCTCTTAATGTTGTGAGCTTTAAGTCACAAGGTGAAAAGAATAAAAAGTTTACACCTAGCAGAAAGAAAGGCTTTGTGATCCGAGATGCAAGAAAAAATTATTAATTATGCTCTTATCTTTGGATTCCTATTGTTGACTCTTTGCTGTTATGCCACTGTGACCTCACAGAAGGCTCAGATTGAGAGTTTAGAATACAAGGTGGAGAAACTTAAGGGTGAGTTGAAACAGAGTCATGAGGAGCTTAATAGCAAGGTATATTCACTTGACATGAGATTCAAAGATATGGTTTATTATTTAGAAAATGGAGTAAGTAGAGGTGGATAATGACAACTTATAGTGTAAGTCGAGTAAAGACATTTTTGGACAATCCTTGGAAGCATTGGTGTAAATACCTAGCAGGCTACAAGGAAAAGCAAGATCCTGAAGTAACACAGTACATGGATCGTGGAACATACTTCCATAGAGGCATGGAGCTTTTAGCACAGAGTAAGGGTAAAATGACTCAGGAAGAGTTGTATGCTAAGCTACGTGAGATCTATGCAGAATCAGGATTCCTAGAGGAAGCTAAGCTATCAGGAGAGCTTGCTATTGATCGCTACCTTTCAGAAGGTGAGCCTGTAGATTTTGAGAAAATCATTGAAACTGAACATCAAGTCTACTATGACCTCCCTAATGGACATCAGTTCACAGGTATCATTGATGCTGTTATTCAGAATGATGATGGAACTGTGACCATTGTTGACTATAAGACTCACTCTACAGCTCCCACAGATGATGAATACCGTTACAGCCTTCAAGGTAACTTGTACATGTATGTATATACACAACTAGGCTACAATGTACGTGATATGATATTCGATTGTGTCAATCCTAAGATTAAGATCACAGGAAGAAACTACAAACGTAAGACAATCCGCCTTGTTTATAATGAATATCGCACTAAGGACTTCTTTGACCAATTTGTACATCTTGTAGACCTAATTGAGTCTGATCCTGAGTTTAAACTTTACATCCCAGGAAAGAGTGGACACAAGCCTGATGCCTATGATTACCTCTATAAAGTGTATATTGGTGAAATGATGGAAGACTTAGATGAATTTATTGAGAAAAATTTTCAAAAAAGGGTTGACAGTCCAACCCAAAAATGATAGAATAGCTTTGTTGGGTTATCCAGCAATACACTAATAAGGAGGAATCAAATGATTAGGTTCATTTGGGCACAGGATGCTAATGGTTTGATTGGAAGTAAAGGAAAGATACCTTGGTACAATCGAGATGATCTTAATTACTTCAAGAATCAGACAACAGGTGGCATTGTAGTCATGGGAAGCAGGACTTGGTTCTCTCTAGGATGCAAGCCACTTAAGAATCGTCATAACATTATCCTGACAAAAGAGGATGACATTAAAGGTTATGACCAAGAGAATGTCTACATTGCTCACACAGCAGAAGAAGTCATTGAGATCTATGAGAACTCTAGCCTAGATCTTTGGATCATTGGTGGGGCTATGACTTATAAGACTTTTGAGCCTTGGTGTGAGGAAGCTGTGGTAAGCACAGTGGAAGGTGAGTATGTAGGAGACACTTACTATAAGGGTCTAGAGAATAAGCTCATTGAAGAGAATGTAGTAGTTACAATGAAAGGTGATGGTTTCACAGTGAAACATTATAAGGTGAAATGATGGTAACAGAAGATGCTTGTATCTTTTTATGTCTTGTGTTTGGATCTCTGACATGGATTATTGGTTATTTCATTGGAAAATGGAGTAAAGAAGATAAACGTGCAGACATAAAAGGTACAAAACTAAAACTCATTGAAGGTATTGATGGAGTGACATCAGTACAGCTTACTCCTATCCGTTATGTAGAACTTCTAACTAAGGAAGAAGAGTGCAATGAGTTGAAACTAGCTATTAAGAGGTTTGCAGATGAAACTCCTAAGGGAACTTAAAGACCTAGTGTCTCTAATGGGATGTGCTGTAGTGTCAGTAGCTTTACTAGCTATCACACTTAAGCTTATAGCTATTGTATGGAACTTTATTATGTCGTGGTAAAAGATGAAAGAAGATATTATTAACCCTAAGCGTTACACAGGTAATAAGCTAGAGTGCTGGGATTTTTGGATTTTAGCTGGTCTAAGTCCATTAGTAGCATCTGCTGTTAAGTATGTGTGGCGATATAAAGATAAGAATGGAGTAGAGGATCTTAAAAAGGCTCTTGTGTTCTTAGATAAAATGAAGAATACACCTCAGGAAGCTCTCTACTTTGAAAAAGGTGAGTTCTTTGCAGATGAGTACTTACTTGAGAACATGAGTGATACTCAGAGATTCATTGTAAACACATCTGTGCAAACAACACATGAAGATTTATATAAGGTAGCTATTAGTGATATGGAGATTGCTATTAACTACTTGATTAAAACAGAATATGGAGATGAAAGTGACTAACGCACAATTATTAATTTTTATCTTACTATTGCTTAATTTTCTCTTTGATCTCTACTACTTCTTTGAGAAGACAAGTAAGAAAACAGTTAAAATTAAGTATAAAGACAATGTAGCACACCTTGTGGATCTCACAAAAGGTGATTGGATTGACCTAGCTTCACCTAAGAGTATTGTTTACAAGAAAGGTGATCTAGTTCAGGTTGACTTTGGAGTAGCTATGGAGTTACCTCCTTACTATGAAGCTCATATTGCACCAAGATCAAGCCTATTTCAAAACACAGGCTTACTTCTCACAAATGGTGTAGGAGTTATTGATAACTCTTACTGTGGTGATGAAGACTATTGGGGAGCTAAGTTTTATGCTACACGTGATGGACTCATTGAAGAAGGACAACGCTTGTGTCAATTCAGAATTATTGAAAACCAACCTAATATTCATTTTAAAGAAGTTGACCACTTAGGTAATGAAAACCGTGGTGGTTATGGAAGCACAGGAAAGTAGGAACACATGAAATTACAAAAACTAACAAAAATTAAATTACACACACTGACAACATTCTATGGTGAGCCTGGAAGTTCCAAGACTACCTTCATCAATACACTCCCAGGAAAAGTATTGGTGATTGATACTGACCGTGGATTGGCTTCAGTAGATCCTGATGAGCGTTTTGCTGTAGCAGAATGTCACACATGGGATGATGTAGTAGAAGCTATGACTTATGCTAAAGGCTTTGATAGTATTGCTGTGGATCACTTCACAGGAGTGCAAGAGCTTCTTTATAAGCACCTTATGGAGAAAGCTTTAAGCAAGAAGATGACTCTTCCTATGTATGGTGAAGCATCAACTATCCTCAAAGGACTTATTGACGAACTTGTGGCTATATCCTATGCAGGTAAGAATGTGTATGTGATCTGCCAACAAAAATCAGTCAACCTTGAGGATGTTGTAGATGAAAACATTCCAGCAACTATCATCCCTAACTTGATGGAAAGTGTTGGCAAGTACCTTACAGCATCAAGTCGTGTTATTGGACACACTGAGCGAGTTACTAAGTCTAAAGTGGTTAAGGGTGTTAAAAAGACTAAGGATTTCTACCAAGTTCGTCTTTCAGGAAACCCTGCATATACATTGAAGGTAACACGTAAACCTGGACTAGCAATTCCTGAGACTGTGACTAACCCTACTTGGGAAACAATTGTAGGCTACACAGATGGAACAACACAAGCTAAAGAAGCTAAATCAAAAGAAGCTAAAGAAGAAACTAAGGAAACAAAAGGAGAATAACTATGTCAAAACTATCATTTAAAGCAAAAGCACCTGAAGTCCGTGAATTTATTTACACACCAGGACGATATGAAGTACTTGTGGAAGCTGTAGAGCAAGGAACTAACCAAAACACAGGAGTACTTTTCTACAAGTTTGTGCTTCGTGGTAACTTTGGTGAAAACCTTACAATGTTTAACTTGTTTGTACGTGACAACACTTATGGACAAGAACAACTCTACAAGATCATTGAAGCTGTAGGTCTTGATCCTAACTCAGATGATATTGACACAGATGATATTGTAGGTAAGTACATGGGAGTTGAGATCAAAGAAGGTGATCCTTACAATGGGAAACGACAATTCAATGTACGTGACATCTTTGCTCTTGATGAAGAGGATGAAGATGGAGCAGAAGAAACCTCATCTTCAGATGATGATTGGGCAGATGCAGAATAATTAAAAGGTATCCCTAGTGGATGCCTTACACAAAGTAGCTAGGATCTCCTTATAGATTACATTTTTATTTCGATTGCCAGCACTTGTGATTCCCACACTAGCTACTCTCTGTAAGGTATTTACTTTTTTGACAAGCCTAGTTAGTACAAAAAGACTTTCCATAGATATTTCTACACCCAAAGTTATTCTCACGATTTATGTTCCTATATATTTTTTTATTTCGCTTCTATTACCCAACTAACTAGGCTTCTTAAAGGAGTAAATATGAATAAACTTGAAGAGTTTAAGCTCTATGTGTTAAAGCGTAGAGATGCCTTTGAGCACAAGTACAGAATAGGTAACAAGACTGTGGGAGATCTTTACAGATATGATCTTCCTAACAATCTAAAATACCTTGATGACATGTCTCAAATGTTTATTAGAACACTAAACACAGCTAGAGTACCCCTTAGGGATAAGCTTCTTACTGTGTATGTGTATCGTTACATAGGTCATGAAAAGTATGTCAGAAGATGTACTAATGAACATGATGTTGTGACTATACACCAGCTTGAAAAGATAGCAACTAAGCTTAACTCAGCTAAGGCTAAGCTCTCTCCTAACTACAAGTCTCCTGCTATTCAGGTAATGACTAGAGAGCTTAATAGAGGAGAAAGGTTTCTTGCTTCCTGTGCAGATTTCATTGACAAGCTTCCTGATGATCTATTCTATGGATGGAAGTGTAGTGAGATCTATAGATACTATAATAAGAAGTGTGATGTGTATGGACTGAGTAAGTTCACAGCTTATAACCTAGCTACTGACCTAGCTTACATTAATGAGCTACACATTGAACTAGACTTTATTAATGGATGCTCACCTAGCATGAGAAAGATGTACCTTGAAATTGTAGAGAAGGATAGGTTTAATGCACAGGAGTATAAGAAGTTTGCTATTGACTTCATGAAGTGGTATCTAGATCAGCCTTTTGCAGATAGCAAAGAGAGGATCATTACCCCTAATGATGTAGGACACATGCTTGTAGCTTACTATAAGCTCACAAGAGGTATGTGCAAGATTAGATACCCTAAGAAGACTAGGGTTAAAGTTAGTGACTTGGTAATATCAAGGAGTATGTATGAATTTTATAAAGGTGTACCAAGTGAAACTGATTGATGAGCTTGGTAATTGTTACTATGATGAAACTATCTGTGGCTTTAAGAAGAGACAGAAGTTTATTAAGAAATGGTCAGGAGATGATCAGATTACTAGAGTTCAAAAAGGTGATATAACTATTTATATAAAGAACTGTGGAGAGGAGTTATGGTCGTATGAATGTTGATATTGAAAAGGTTAAGTTAGCAGAAGAGCCTAAGTCATCACCAGCTAAGGCATCTGATGAGTATATCAAGCTAGAAAGAGAATTTGACAAGCTTACTGAAGCTATTAAGCTTTCACATAGCACAAGAGAAAGAAAAGCTATGAGAGCACGAAAAAAGAAGATCCGTGAACAACAGAACCTTCTTTACTATCAAATGCTTTACTCAGGCTACATTGAGTACACTCAGACTGTGCTAGGGTTATCTACACCACAAGCACTGTATAAGAGACTCAAGAAGCACAAGAAAAAATAAAGAGAGCAATTAAGCTCTCTTTTTATTTTGGACAATTACAGTCATCCTTAGGAAGTTCTGTAAGTTTAAGACATTCAGGAGTATCTTGTGCATCCATGATAGGAGTGTACTCTAGCTTGAATTGGTGTACACGGAATACACCTGAAGAAGAGTTAGCAGGCTCTACTCTCACCTTGACGTGCTGTCCAGCAGGAACAATAATACTATCAGACATCTCCATAGCACCATCTGAGATACCAGTCATCTGCCAGTGTACTCCACGGTTCTTTCTAAGGTCTTCAGTATACTGTTCTCCTGAGTGATAAACTACAATCTCCATTGTGTTATCCTGTGCTGGATTCAATGAAGTACCATCAGCACACCATCTGATGTAAACACGATACTTACGATCAGTTTGCTTTCTTCTTCCATCATCAGACTCACCAGCTACAACTCCTGTAGTTGAGTCCATGTAGAGGTCTAGATCATAACCTTCTGTGATAGGGTGATAGAAGTCAGCAGAAGACACAGCAGAGTTTCTAGCATAGTTTACTTGGACTGTACCTGTGTCACCCATCTTAGATAGGTATTCAGCCATACACTGAACCATATCCCACAATGCGCAGATGTTTTGGATGTAGTGGTTAAGTTGACAAGCAAGCTTCTTCATAAATGAACTGAAGAACTTAGGATTGTAGCATTTCTGACTCTCAGCCATACATGCAAACCGTCCTACACCCTTGTTATTCTCATCTACTAGTCGTTGACAATCTGCAACAGGAATTTCATCACAGTCACATTCATCATACCAACAGCGATCCTTAGGATTTTCACCATAACTAGTGAATGTAGCTTCATTCAGTCTAGTTGTTTTATCATCAATAGCCATTAGTCACCTATCTTTCCTTGTGCTTTCCACTTACCACCCTTACGAATACGTGATGGTGAGTAGTTTTCTTTACCAGTATCAGTAGCATAGATTTCAGCATTAGGTTTAGTATCCCAAAAGTTTTGGTTAGCTGTTCTTCTAATCTTCATCCACTGTCTTGTAGTGTTAAGAGACTTCCAAGTGTTAGACTTTCTAATAGCCCACGGTCTAATCTTAGCATTTTCTGTGTAGTACACAGTAATGACATTGTTACCTTCAACCACAGTGTGAGTATAGGTAGTCTTCTCAGGGGCATAGTTAGTGATAGCAGGAGCATTGTAGCTTACATTGCTACCAATAGTCTGATTACTTAGAGTTACATCCCCACGTAGAGGTTGATTATTAGCCTTATTAAGATGCTTAACAATAACATTAGCAGTAGTTGGTATCCTCTCATATCTAAATGAGTAGTTACCATTACCAGTTACTCTAGGTACATTAATAGGGTTCTGACCTGGTACAAGCCTATAACCTGGAATAGAAGGAGGGTCTTTCCTGAAAGGGTCTCCATGAGTCACAGGAGTGTAACTTTGAGTCTGAATCTCTCTTCCTGTGTCCTTATCAATGAACTTAACAATCTGTCCATAAATAGGATTATATCTAAAGGTAAGCTCTCTAGTTTGTCCTGAAGGCACAGTCACAGATTGTGTTCTGTTTCCAGTGATCTTATAAGTATCCCTATAGATCTCAGGAGCAGTATGTGACTGACTTGTATCACCAGGTACTTTCTTAGTCTCAGTGGTGAGTGTAGCTCCTGTAACATTATCTACATACTTGATTACAAGTGTACCCTCTTTAGGTGCTTGAGGGATGTTAAGTATACTTGTATTAGGCACAGTCAAACTGAATGACACAGTAGCAGTTGTTGGACTGAATTGCCATTGGTCAATAGTAGTGGCTACATCACCTCTCTGCTCATTAACCTTAGAAGAGATCTCAACATCATTAATATTAAGCTGTTTATTAATGGTTTCAGTCCAGTTATTACCAAAAGCAGGGTCATAGGACTTATTAAAGATCATCCCTTGTGGTGTGTTAATTCCATAAGAGGCATTACCAAAACTACCATAAATTGTAAGTCCTGGTGTCTTAGTGTAGGATACTGACTTGATAACAGCTCTTGTGTGTCTAGCCTTAACCTTAGTACCTTCTACCACAAGATCATAGTAGATACTTCCTTCAGTATTTACATGTCCTACAGCAATTTGACCTCCATCAGCAGAGGGAACAAGCATAGGGTTTTCAATCCTAAAACTGTTCCCACTAATATAGGTCTTTGTACCACTGTCAGTAGAATAGATATTAAGGCTTAGGGCTTGCCTTACCTTAGTAATCTGTTCCTGATTAAGTGTAGCTTGATCTGCCATTAATTAATTCCTCCTGCAAGGTCATTCTCAGTCTTGCCATTGTTAGTTCTAATAAAGGCACTACCATCAACAGTTCCACCAAATAGGTTAATATTACCTGTGGCAATATGTCTATCAGGGTACAGATTACCCTCAAAGATAGTTCCACCTGTTTGTTTCCATGCTCCTGAACCTTTAAGATCCTGTAGAAGTTTCTCAAAAGCACCTTTGAGTTTATTGTACTCATTTTTAAGTGTAGTAAACTCTTCAGGTGACACATATTGAGGCAGAGTTACCTTATTACCTCCACTAAGTGATAACTCTCTTGTATTAGCATTGAATGTTAAATTTTTCCACAGACTAGTACTGTAATTACCAATACCCTGAACTTTGACATTGTTTCCACTTACTTCTATGACTTTCCAAATACCTCTGTTGATAATATTTTGGTCTGAATAGAAGTCTTCTACTGTATCCCCTACTTTAATACCATCAGGATTCCTAAAGTTAGTCTTTTGTACAGTACGAGTGTTATTTGTATCAGCAGTACCAGAAATATCTCCATCATAGAACCTATGGATACTTTGTGAAGGAAGAGTAACTGAGTTACCACCACTAATTGATAATGTATTATTGTTAACTGTAAGAGTTTGCTTATCATTATCAGGTCTAGCTTCTAGATCACTAACTCTTTTCTTAAGCGCTGTGTCATCATAAGGCACAGAAGTGTTAGGCACAGGGAGTTCAACTTCACCTCCACCATTAGATAGGATCAGCTTATTCCCTTGCTTAGAGATTGTCTGATTATCATTAGGTAGAGTAACTGAGTTGCCATTACTAATAGATAAGTTCCTATTACCTGCATTAAAGGTTAAAGTCTGCTTATCGTTATCAGGTTTGTTCTCTAACGCTGTGATCCTAGCCTTCAGAGCTGTATCATCATAGGATGTAGCAGTAGGCTTATCTGTTATTTTATATACTGTTTTTGACATTAGTTTAACCTCGGTAAGTAATAGAATTTGTTGTCAGTAGGGTTCTTTAGAACAACAGTACCTTGAACAGCTTGCATGTAGAATTTTGCGTTCTTGATAGTCATGTTAAGTCTACCAACAACTTCCTCATTCTTCTTGACTTCAATCTCTATAGGTTCTTCTGAGTCTAATTCTTCTTTAGTTATGAAGTGAGTGTAGTGTTCTGTTGTAGACTCAGTAATTATAGTCCATACAATCTTTGGAGTAAACCTGAAGAATACTTTACCATTGCTATCCCAAAATGCTAAGATACCTACCTCAAACTTCAACTCTTGTGGTTGTATGAAACTAGCACTTCCTGATATTCCTTGACTACTTGTGGACAAAACACTTAGGTTAATACCCTCACTAGAGAAGCTTTTATGTAAGTTATACTCTTCATAGTCATAAGACCCTGCATAATCTAAAAGTAGACCTGCTTCTAGTATAGCATCACGACGAACTGTACCATCATTGGCAACAAAATAGAAGTGGTTATCCAGTGAGTCATAACTAAAGCTAGGCTTAAAAACTTCCCTATTAGCAGGAGTTAATTTTTGGAAAAGCCCCCCATTTTTTGTATTGTAAGGAATTTGTCTACTAGTATCTTTAGCCATCTCAAGATGGAATGTTCCATCAGCATCTAAGAATAGACCATTACCTTTAGCTTTATATACTTTAGGTTCTGCACTAGCAGGAAGCTCAATAGAGTTACCTTCTGATATAGATAATGTTCTACCTGATAAGGTAAGAGTTTGCTTAGGATGCTTATAAGTGATATCATTCACACCATTTAAGATAACAGTATTACCATCCACAGAAGCCACTTTAAACATACCAATGTTAAAGTTAGTCTTATCCCAATAGCTATCAACTACTGTGTCTCCTACTTTAATAGTATCAGCATTTACAAGCTTATCCTTTGTGACACGTACATTCTGTGAAGTACCATTACCTGAGATATCACCTTTAGCAAAGAAAGTATTTACTCCAGTAGGTGTCACAGGCTTATCCTCAAGTGCTTTAACTCTAGCCTTCAAGGCAGTATCATCATAAGTTAAGGCTACAGTGTCCTTATCCTCAAACTCAACTTCCTTGATAGTACCATCCACAAGGGTATAAGTAAGTTTTACTTTGTTACCATTTCTTGATACATTCACAGATGAGATGAAGTTATCTGTTTTACCTTCTAGAGCTTTTAGTCTATTGATAACTTTAGTATCATCATAAGTGACTCCACCACCTTGACCATTCACTTTTATCCATCTAGTTCTATCAGGAGAAAGAATAAATAGATCTCCATTAGGAAGAAGATACATGTGGTCTCTATCACCCATAAACACATCAGGCAGTTTATCCACAGGGGCTACCCAAGTGTCCTCAGCAGGCATACACTGAGTGCACCATGTGTTAGGGTTTCCACTACAAGTTGTACATCCCATTAGTTAATACCTCCTGCCAAGTCATTTTCTGTTTTACCATTATTAGTACGGATGAAGAAGTCACTATCCACTGTGTTAGAGAACAAGTTAATATTACCTGTGGCAATATTTCTTCTAGGAACGAAGTCTCCTTCTAACCCACCTTGCCAAGCTCCACTAGCTGTAAGGTTGTTAATGATCTTCATCAAAGCATTTTTAAGTCTAGTATTCTCAGCCCTAAGGTCAGCATCATTGTAGGCAGGAGAAGGTGTTGGGATAGTACCTGTGAATGAGATAACACCATCATTTGAGATACTAATATCCTTACCTGCTTTATAAGTTTTACCTCCTGAGCTATTATTCATCAACCAGCACAGCTGTGAGGTGATGTTCTTATTAAAACACCACTGTGAATACATAGCTTTAGATGTTTGCTCAGGTAAGTCACAAAGAGTTGTATCCCTTAGTACTAGGGAATGTAGTTTAATTCTGTCATCATTTTGCTTTTTAAGAGATGCACAGGCGGTTGATCCTGGTACAATCTCTTCACATTGACAGTTAATACAATCTGACATAATTTCTCCTATTTATCATCAATAAAGCAATCAAACTTGCAATCCATAAGGTCACATCCACCCTTAATGAGAGGAATAGTTTCTACTTTCTTCTCAGGTTTAGGAGGAATAGTAGGTTTCTTAGGAGGTTGCTCATTAAATGGTTTAGGCTTAGTAGCATTATTCACAGGAGGTTGCTCAGTGAATGGAGGGAAAGGTTTTCTCACAATCTGCTCTCTTGTATACACATTTTGGTGTCTATCTCCTGGATTGCTACCTTTAACTTCCACTTTCAAATGAGTGAAGTTTGCAGGAAGGTTTGTGAATGTCTTATTCCACTTGATAGTGGATAGATGCCAGTTAGGCCCATAAGCAAGCTTTTGTGTATCAGCATGTTTAGCAAGCAGAATATCCTTTTGAACTACTGAGTAGTTGTTTCCTCCATCTGTGGAAGCATAGACATCAAAGTACCAATCATAAGTACCTCCATACTGAACATACCAGCCTTGTAGTCTTCCTCCAACACCAGCCTCATAGGAGTATCCTAAGAGGTTTAATTGGATATCTACAATAGTACCTTCATTATTCTTAGAAGTGAAACCAATACCTTGGCCATAACCATTTCTGTGAGCTTCACTGAGATCAATACCTTGGACACTACCTCTAGGAGATCCCCCCATAGCCACATCAAGAGGTGAACCATTACGCTGGAATGTACCCCAAGCTTCTTGCCACTGTGTAGCTCCTCCTTGTTGGTTGTTACCTGCTTCATACTCACGTTTTCTTCTTTCATAGTCAGCTTTTCTAGCATTGTAAGAAGCAAGAGCAGAAGCATAGTTGGAATTGCTATTATTATATGCTTGCAAGGCTCTTTCATACTCAGTCCTTCTAGCATTGTAACCATTCAGACTAGTTTGATAGTCTGATTCAAGTCTCTTTTTATTAGCCTCCCAATCTGACTGGTCAGGTGAAGGCTTGTTAGCCTGATCAGAGTTGTAAACACCAATAAATCTATTGACACTTTCAATCCTCTCAGCTAAGCAATGTTGTGCTTCACATACCTTTTGAGCTTTACGCTGTAAGCACTTCATACGTTTAATTATATCACAGATGATCTCAATAATGTTCTTAATATTACACCATATTCTGAAGAAACCATGTGCTGTATTTTCTTTTACTTTACACTCTTCTCCATTGGCAATAGCATCACCAGCCAACTTTGCAGAGTCAGCTAGGTCATGCTTCATCTTCTCACATTCATGAGCCTTATAGAACTTTATTCTACATCTGCAATTAGGACAATATTCAAACATAGTCTCTCCTAGCAGTTGTCACAATCAATAACACAGCCTTCTACTTTAGGTAGTGGTGAATTGTTGTTTACATAAGTAGCTCTAATATCACTTGAAGTAGGGTCAAAATCCCATTGATCTAGTGTCTTAAATAGTAAGATATCTCCTGTGCTTCCTCCTTGTGGTCTCAACACAGTTTCTTTACCAATAGAAATTGATCCAGGCTTATCTGTGAAGCTTGAACCTGTTTGGTAAGATTTAGTCCAAACAGTTCTACCACTAGTGTCTTGGATAGAGAATGTTGCATTGTTACCATAGCTTCCTCCATCACCTACATATTTAGCACTATCAAAGTCAACCCTAGATACATAGGCTTTAACAGATCCATCCTCATTCATGGTATACATGTGAGATACCTTACCTGTGATAGTTCCTCTACCTACTTCTCTACCTGCATACACCATGTTCCACACAATAGTAAAATTACCATTTTGTTGAACAGCTACTGAGGTGAATGTATCACCATTACCTGAGGCATTAGCAGATGTACCAACACCTTTCATACCAAAGACAACATTTTCTAGCATCTTACCTTTAATATGTTCCACAAGTCCTGTGATTCTTTGATCTTGACACTTAGCAATAGCACAGAGCTTATCTACTTTACTTTCTAGACACTCTAGCTTAGTAAGGATATAGCACAGTTGATTGATTATGTTTTTTAGGACACACCATACACCATAAAAGCCTCTTCTAATAGCTTCAGGAAGGTTACACCATTCAGCCTTTAGAATAGCTCTCATTTTAGGTCTAATTTGAAGGTCATTTAGCTCTTGTAGCTTGGTACAGTCTCCAATACCAACATTCTCACAGGAGCAGTCCTTTTGTTTACAAATGTCTTCCATAGTTCCTCCAATAAAAATAGGGAGGGGATATACCCCACCCCCTTAACCAAACAATAAGTGGTTTAAGTTCCAAGCAGACAGCCAGATTTCTCCTGAAGTTCTAAGCTTGAATTTTCTCCAATAGTAGTTTCCATCTCCTACACCACCTACACCAGTATCACCAGTTGCAGTTTGGTCAAACACAAAGTAGTCACCTACATGTGTCACTTGATTAGGAAGTTTAACACCATTCTTATCTGTGATAATGATATCTTCTACAGCAATTCCATTGTCTCGTTACTACCAATTATTGCTAATTGGACTAGACTATCTCTTACTTTAGATACTTTCTGTCATACTTGCCAAAATACTTTCTTTCAGCTTCAAGTCTTAACTTAACCATTTTGTCCTTGTCAGTAGAAGAACCTAAGAAAATTCTTTTTCCTCCTACTTGTATTCTAGCTACCCACAATCCTTGAGAGTTCTTATTGACCCCTTTAACTCCTGAAGAGTTATTTTTGTAATCAGACTTATTCATCATGTTTTCCTGATGAGTTACTACTCTTAGGTTTGCTCTCCTATTGTCTAAAGTATTACCATTTATATGGTCAATAGACTTTTTAGGATCACTAACATTCATTATAAGCCTTGCTAGACTTTGTTTTTCTCCTGTGAAAACTTTAACAGTAATATAACTTCCTTTTCTATGAAGGTATATAGTTTTGTAATGCTTTTCATAGGTATCTTTATCTAGAAGGATTTCTTTACCACCTACATAAACTATAACATAATCTCCCATGTCTTTATGCTCATAGTTTCTAGAGTATCTACACTTGTCTGAGCAATAAGATGTTGGTGAAAAATTGTTAGATTTATATAGGTTGTACTGAGCCTTTGTGGGGAAGAAATAATTGCCACAATTCTTGCATGGAATGTCGCTTACAACAACCTTACTCATGCCTCTATTAGCTAAAGCACATTCTTCAGAACAGTACACAGACATTCCATGTCTCATTCTGTATGCTTGCTTGTGGGACAAATTAAATTTAGTATGACAGTAGGCACAAATGCCTTGTTTGGTTTTACTCATAAAATGATACCTCTTTCTAAAGTCTAGGCACTTCCACTAACGTACAAATAGTTAATGTACTTCCTTTCGGAATAGTCGTTACACCTTTCTGATATTATATCAGACTTGGCACGGTATTGTCCAGTATGGATTTTCACCGTTAGCCATGCTTAACATGACACCGCTTTGTATGCGTTCACCTAGTTTATACTGAGCTTATTTAGTTAACCCAGTTAAAGGATACTGGTACAAGCTCTTTACTATACACTTGCCACAAACCATTAACATATTTAAGATCATCTACTCTATAAGCATGTTGCATCTTACCAGGAGCAGAGGGTTTAGGTGTAGCTTTAGAAGGAGTTACATATTCAGCACCTCTAGCCATAGCTACAAGTCTATCAATATCAATTCCTCCTGGACATGCTGTAGATGATACTTCACCATGCTTCAGAATGTGTTGTCTATCAATAGGAATACCATAGCGTTCACAGATATCACGAATGAGCTTAGCAGAGTTTCTATAAGTTTCCTCAGCAATAGTCCATGTAGGCGCACCAGTGTTGTTCAAGTGTTCAATACCAATAGAGCGTTGGTTCATTGGATAGTTACCTGCATGGTAGGCAACATAGTTTTCACCAACACATCCCCAAATTTTATCAGGTGTTACTTGGTAGTGAGCAGATGTACCATGACCTGAAGAAACATACCAAGTATGTCTAGCTACAGCATCATTAGTAGTTGCATTGTGGTGAATTACAATTCTGTCAATCTTTGTACGATTGCTATCACAATTCATAGCATTAGGATCTACACCAGTAATAAGTCCTGAGTAAATCTCTCCATTAATATTCTTAGCAGGTACAGCCACAGCAGTGTTTCCTCCTTGTGTATTAACTTGTGTAGCCTTCTTCTTAAGTCTGAAGGCTGTAGGATAAGTAGCAGAATAAGGAAGTTTAATAAGATTAACAGCAGAGCCTCCTGAAGGATTAGCAAGTTGACTTCCTTGGTTTTGACCTAAGAACCAACCAAAACCTCCACCAGCATCACTATCAAACAATGCTACGTGAGATACAGGAGTCCATCCAGCTACCTCTTTAAAGACAGCTACATCTCCTTCTTCCATCATTTCTACTTCATCAGAGTATTTTAAGATACCATTAGTCCGTCTTTGTTCCCAAAGATCTTTTACGTAGCCTGACACAGTACAGTTGGCAAAAGGTACTCCATTTTCTCTACACCATTGTGCATAAAAATCCCAGCATTGCCAGCCATAAGCACCATCTACATCTGTACCCTTATTCATCCACTTGGACTTAAAGGTTTTGTAGTCCATGTTTACTCTCCTTGAGATTCATTGTATTTCTTGCTTGAGATACCTAGCACAGTACCAGTGAAGGTAGTAAGCAAGGCAAGTGTTCCTGTAATTGCAGTTGAGTCAAATTTATACAAAGCTCCTAGCCCTGTAATCAAAGTGATTAAAGCTGGTGCAACTACAGTTACAAGCTTTTTGTATAAGTCATATTGTTTATTTGTTAAGATCATTTAGTTCTCCTTATTTATTATGCTTTCTTAAAGATACCTGGGATTGATAAGATTATACGTTTGTTAAACATTTCAGGATTAGAAACTCCAAAAATTTGAACATTTCTTGAGCCTTTATCAATCCACACAGAAGTGTTGTTATTTCCAATCCAAACCTGAGACTCTACAAGTTCAACAGGAACAGGAGCTTCAGGAGGTAGTGTTGCAATAACATCTCTCCAATTTACTTTTGAGGTTACTTTGAAGTCAATCTTGAAGATACCTACACCAGTTGAACTTGAGTAAGTAAGAGTGACTCTAGGTGAAATTGGTGCATCATGCTCACCTTCCATAACTTTAGATCTGTCAGTGAAAGATCCTCTATATACTGTAAGATCAGTGGCTTTATTTTCCTGATTGGTTAACAGGTTATCCACTTCCTTCTTAGTGTAAGTCTCAGCTTTCTTGTAGAACTTATTTAAAGCATCATCTAGGTTTACATTGTAAGTAGTTGTGGCATCTGCTTCAGTTTTAGTTACTACAACTCCTTCAGTATCACTAGTAACAACAAATTCTTTCCCTACACCTACTGGTAGAGTCACAGAGTTTCCATTAGAAATGGATAGTTCATTTCCTGTGAGTGTAAGTGTTTGTTTATCACTATCTTCTTTAGCTTCAAGGGCTTCAACCCTAGCTTTTAAGGCACTGTCATCATACACAGTATCCTTGTCTTCCTTTGCTTCTAATGCTTTAACTCTCTCTTTAAGAGCAGTGTCATCATAAGCCATAGAGATGGTATCTTTGTCATCAAACTCTACTTCACTAGAAGTTCCATCAACCCTAGTGTACTTGAGCTTAACTTTGTTACCTTCTCTAGACACAGTAACATCACTCACAAAATTGTCAGTCTTACCTTCTAAGGCTTTAATCCTATTGAGTACTTCTGTGTCATCATAGGTAGACCCTCCCTGATTTAGACAGCTAGGGTCAATTACTATCTTTACCATTGGTAATCTCCTCTTCTACATGCCTTCTCATCTTCTCATTAAGACCATGAATGTAATGGTTTCCACCAAGGTCATTAAAGTACTCCTTCACAAGAGGCTCAGTCATATCCCACTTCTCTTGCCAAGTAAACTCAGTAGAGTTGTAGATGTTAAGGTACTCAGAGCGTAAACTAGAACGTTTAGCACCCTTAGAAAGCTCCTCAAGTTTATTTCTCTTATGGTTAAGCCAAGCTACACCACAACCACAAGCTGTGGTCACAAAGAGTGTTATTCCTGAGATCACAGCTTGGTTTTCTACAATCCTTAAGATTAATCTATCCATTTAGTTCTCCTATAGGGTGTCTATTGCACCTGAATTGATCTTACCTTCTTTAGTTACAACCTCACCATTAGGTTTTGTGATTTTAGCTGTGAAGCTAAAGATAGATTCACTCCATGGTTTATGTTCACCTACTTTGTAATTCATTCTAACAGTAAAGTCATTAACTTTATAAACATTACCACCTGTAAGTCCTTTGTTCAAGAGTTCTTCTACACTATTTTTTAGGATCTCACCTATTCTAGGCAGATCACTTTCTTTAACTTGGTTACCAAGATCACTAGCACCAAAATTTTCTCTAATATCTGTGATGAGATCTCCATCATAAGTAACAATACCAAAGTTAATATTTGAAAATACTCTTTCTATATTTTCATCAGGTGCTTCAGGTTCTTCCTTAGGAGCTTCCTCTGTGTGAGGTACATTATAAGTTTGCTCTGAAACTACACCATTCAGAGTAGTCCTTACATTCAATACATAGTTAGTCTTACCACTTAATACTTCTGAACCTTTTTCATACTTAGGTCCTTCAAGCACAGCTTCTACAACAGTACCTTCAGGTAACTTAGCCTTCAAGTCATTGATAATCTTATCTTCAAAGGCTCTCTTATCCTCATTAGATACTTCAGGAACTTCGACTACTTGACCATCTTTAGTGATAATCTTAGAGAACTTATCTTCTACTCTAGGTAGTACTTCTAATAAGTCAATACTCATCTCAGTAGTTGTACCAATACTCATAGGTTCAGACTGATAAACATCACCATTAGGCTTAGTAATCTTCAAAACCTTAGTATAGAGAGGTGCACCTGTAGCTTTATCACCTACATTATCACCAGGAATTTTATTGACTAATACTTCCACAGTATAGTCTTTAAGCTCAGGAATATCTCCTACTTTATCTTTGATCTCTTTCTTGTAAGCTTCAATATCCTCAAGAGGAGCTTCCCCAATTAAGGTAATAGTATTGTTCTGATTAACCATATAATTACCTAAAGTAGTATTAGTACTTAACTTACCTGACACAATAGTATCCAACTCTTCATTAGTGAGCACAGGTGTTGGAACAGGCTCAGGCTGTGGTTCAGGAGTTGGTTTAGGATCTTCAGGAGTGTTAGAGTTTTCTGTGTTAGAAGAAGCAGATTCAGATGTAGATACTGAAGTACTTTCACTAGTAGATTCTGACACAGAATTGCTTTCAGAAACAGATGCAGAAACACTTCCACTTTGTGACTCAGGCTTTTTGTCTTCTTCACTCTGATTATCTTTACATTTAACAATAATTGTTTGTTCACACTTGGACTCTAGCATTTCACAAGTGGCTTTAGGGATAGGGCTAAAACCCTCATAAGTTGGATAGATAACTCCACAGAGCTTATCTTCTTCAGCTAATTTATAAGCCATATTTTCTCCTATCTTACATAAACATCAATGGATGTTTTCTCATTAGTTAAGTAGGCTTTACCCTTAAAACCAAAAGGAGTGTCATAAAGTCTACCCTTAACATCACCCCAAGATGAAGGCACAGAAAGGATAATATGACCATCTTGGTCTGAAAGGAAGCCATAAGCATTATAGCTCTTATTCACATTTACACTTGTAGGGAAGTTGTTACCTGAGGAATAAGTCCACTCATAACCACTGTATTCTACCCTACCTAGTGATATAAATTGAGCCAAAGTGTAGATCTGTTGAGTTCCTGACTGATCTAGACCATCACTAGTTTTATCTGAAAACTTATCATAGCCATTAGCCTTTTCAACTTCTTTCTTACCTTGCTCTTTGTCTTGCTTAGAGTACTCAGTCTTTTCTTTTACAGCAGATTTAGGTAGGTAGCCTACAGTACCGTTGTACTTATCATAGATAAGCCATTCACCATCAATCTTACCTGTGACCTTATTACACTTGTAGAAGGTGTCAAGCACAGTATTGTCACCATTACCTTTAATGCCCTCTACTTTATCTACTACAATCTCATAGAAAGTTCTTTGTACTCCGCCACTCTTCTTAGGTTTACCTGCATCAGCACTAGTACCACTAGATCCATCAGGAGTATAGTTATCCTGACCTCTGATTCTCACAATTCTAAGAATAGTTGCTCCATATCCTGTGATCGTTCTTGTATGCTCAATCACATGAGTGATACCATTGAAGTTTTGCTCAATAACTCTAGCATTATTGACTCCACCTCCACCATACACAAGAGTGTGTCCATGGGGAGTGCTTGGTTCATTGGTAGAAATGATATCACCCACTTTAAGTTGGGATTCATTTGAGTAAGGTATAACATCAGCAAAGCTACTAACATCATTACCTATACCAATCTGATTACCATTACCTAGTAAAGACCCTCCAAATTGTTGAGCTACCCAATTCACAATGTCTACACACTGGTAGGGTTGACTAGGAGGAAAGCCATCAACATCAATGGATTGACCTACCACACGCTGTGCAACTTGGTAAGCATTTGTCATATCAATTATACCTCAATCTTATCTCTCAGTAAACTTGAGCACAACCCTGTTATGTAAGAGAAGTCATAGCTAAACTCCTCATTATCTAAGGTGATAATGTTGTCTTTTTTCCTACAAAAGATTGAATATTTCTCTAATGTGAGTTCAAGGTAGTCACTATCCATCCACTCCTTAGCTCCTCCATAGTCATGGTTCTTATAAACCTGTCTAAAGAAGTATTCCACAGCAGATTCCACAAGGATTCTATTTCTCATACGTTTCACAAGAAACTTTTTATTCTCCATAGTACTCCATCTCTCTTTCAATCTCTTTTAGAGCATACTCAACCCTCTGAATATCACTTTTTAGGATCTCATTTTGGATCACACTTTGATAATCAGTAGGGTGAGATGCTAAGTGCTCTTCAAGTTTAAACTGTTTAGCTTCCATGCTGTGTAGCTGGGTAAGCTTATTCTTGTATCTATTATATAGCCTTGATACTATAATATTCATTCTTACTCCTAGTTGATGTGACTGAACTTAAGGAAGTTTCTGAGTGTAATCTGTGCTTCACCTAGTGCATACACAGTGAAAATCTTCTCACCAGCACTGAATAAAGTACTTCTCTGAGCATCATTTAGATACCATGCAGAATACATTAAGTCATAACCTTCCATTGGGTTACTATTAGGGAAGATACCTTCTCCACTAGCATCATCACCAATCCAGTTACATCCCCACTGTCTTCTAAAGATCTCAGTAAGCTCAATCTCGGATTGTTCTCCTGTAGCCTCATTCTTAGCACTTACAACCAAGTGTACATCTGATAGAGGAGTTACTTTCTTGCCATCACACTGAGATACATCCATCTTAATAATGAATTTTAAGAACCATCTTTGGAATCTATCTAAGTCACTTGGCACAAGGACTCTAAACTGAGCAGATCCTTTAGTTCTATCAATCACAACAGTATCACTTGGAGACTCATTCTTTTCCTTAGGTGATTCATCCTTGCTTTCAAGAGCCTTCTTAACCACTTCAAAGTACTTGTTAGCTCCATCAATACGCTCTTGAAGGGCATTACCTTGAACTCCTCCCCAATCGGTTAGGAAACGTGTAGTAAGCTGTGCAATATCTCCATCACTAGAAGCAACTTCTTTTACCACATTCTTAAGTGTCTCTTCACTCATCATGAAGGCTACTTGTGTATTGAAAGTAAAGATGCTACTGTTTCTAGCTCTAGCAAACTCATAAAGAGCCTTAGACCTTGGTCCTGTCCACTGACCTAACCCTAAACCAATCCAGTGTTTACCACCTACATTGTATCCAGGCTCATTAAGTGGGTCTTTATAGAGTGATGCAAAGGCTTGCCATGATCCCATGAGGTTTTCTGCTGTAGGTTCTTGTGCTACTTTATCATATTGTTTGCCTGTAGCATAGTCAGCCTCATACCTTCTTGCAGTAACATTAGACTCTCTCACAAAGTAACCAATAATAGCAGATACACCTTGTGCCTTAGCCTCAGGAATCTCTTTCTTGATAGCTCTAGCAAAGGTTTTTACTCTTGTTTCAATATCATCACTCTCAGATCCTTCAATACTATCATCTGAGTAAGGAGCACAGGAAGAAGCAGTAGAAAGGGAATCCACGTAGTCAAGAGCATAGAGGTCAGTTACCCCTCCTCTACGCTGTTTAGACTGTTGAATTACCCTAGATTTAGTTCTACTAACAGTATTTACTAATTTATTTAGATAATCTGCCATTTCTCCTCCTACTGATTCACAATGATGTCTCTATCACTGTATAGATATTTAGACAGCTCTAGTTGCTGTAAGTGGTTACTTCCTACTTGATAAAGGTCAGTTATCTTGGTCACAAAGAACCAGTTGCTCTCCTTCAATACCTTCTCATAGTACTTAGAACAAGCTGTAAGTTCCCAAACTCCTGCATTAAGGGTAAACAATACCCTATCTCCTACCTGTACTGTATGCTTCTTCAGAGGCTCTACAGTCATTGTGTAGACTATCTTCCTGCGTGAGTTCTTAAGTCTTCTAATAGCTGTTCTATAGAGCTGTTCTGTGGCTCTCAGTCTATCAGCATCAGTTATCTCTTTGTTATCCTCAGCTATTGACTGAGTGTCATTATCAGTAACAGTACCCCAATAAAGCTCTCCTGCTTCTAAGGCAATACCTTCTTCATCTAGGATAGCAAACTCATCACCAATAATCTCAGGAGCAAACACAGGAAGCTGTGGATAGTCATAAGACCGCTGTGAGTTTACCTTATTACCTGTCTTTATCACAGGGAATCCTTCAAGCATGAACTTAGGATTGTAGAAGATATCTCTAAGTGTTAATGAACTAGCCCCTGAGTCTGACTTATCTGACATAGCTACAGCAATGTTTATAGTATCCTCATAGTTCTCTGAGATGTTATCTAAAGACACAAGGTAGTTGTATTCATTGATGAGAACATCTCTCTTAATACCAAAGATACCAAACTCAATCAGGTAGGGATCATAGCGATTTACTCTCCAATAGAGGGAAGTAGTCTTTTCACACACTTTGGTAAGGAACTCTAGGAATGATTCTCTAGAAAACTCATACTCAATCAAGTTCTTTTCAGCATAGTCATCTACATACTTAATCTTGAAGTCATTGAGCAAGTCATCCTTGTGTTGTTCATTAGACCAGTATCCCATAGCCTGCTCTACAGCAGATACTACTGATCTAGCTTTCACAGTAACATTAGTAGGAAGGGTTCTCTTACCCAGCCTACCAATTACATGTGAAGTCTGAACAGTTACTGTGCTATTTTGGTAATCACTTGACTTGTCTCCTACATAACCTTCATACTTCCAGTCCTCTGTTTGGACTACAATGTGTGTATTACCACTGAGTAGCTTGGAATATTTTAAGGGTAAGGTCAAGGTGATAGCAGGCACTTCCATTAAGGCAAACTGTACTTGAATGTCATTAAGGAAGTCATCCTTAGGGATAATTACTGACTTCCTTCCTGAAGCCTCACTATTAATAATATAACCAATCATACTGTTACACTCTCATAATCTATATAAATACAAGCAGTATCACTCTCTACACCACTTACTGACACAGTATTGAGTCCTTTCTTGATGTAAGGTAACTCAGCACACAGTTTTAGCACAGAAAGTGAAATATCCTGATAGTTGAACTCTAGACATTCCCAAGACTTGGCATACTTAAGCTCACCTTTATAGTTAGCTGTAAGCACTCCTGAGTACTCACCTTTAATCTTGAAGTCAATATCATTGATCCTCACAATAGGGTCTTTGAAGTCTCCTTCAATAGCAATACTCCACTTGTGACTATCTAGTACTGTAGTAGATAGAAACTCTCCTGTGAGAACTTCATTCACACAAGTGTCACAGATAGCATGCTTATACATACATTGTAAGCCTTTACCATCTTTCTTGCACTTAGAGCAGTTGTAGACTACTCTCCACTTAGAGTTACATTCCTCAAAGAAGTCATTCATGAACTCTACATTGGTTTGTGCTGTACAAAGATCAATCATTCCATCCATCTCACAGCAATCACTCTCACAACACTCACAGTAGTTATTACAGTTAGGTAGACCATTACAGCAGTGTCTTGACTTACCTAAGCAACTAGCTTTCATGTCAAGGAAGTCACAGTTGTCATAAGGCTCTAGGAATGTCTTATCCTCATCAGCCTTATACCATACACCATCAGGGTTATCAAACTCTACTTTAAACACAAGGTAGTCATCATCTGTGAGTACCCACTGTTTATTGTTCTGAATACTTGTGACATAAGCATTGCACCACACAAGCTGTAGACCTGTTTGTACAGCCCACAGCTTTCCTGGTGTCATTAATTGCTCCATGATGAAGTCATAGTGAGCTTGTACATGCTCTTCTGACCAGTCATGTGTCTTGAGTGCTATCTGTAATGAGATTGTGTTAGAGTCCACAAGAGACATCTTACTAGTGTTACCAACATAAGACCCATTAGTAAAAGTGCGTGAGGTTTTATTCTCACGCAAACTAATACTTTCTGTCTGCTCATCAATAGATTTTCTACCAAGGAACACTAGGTCATTAAATTGGATGTAGCGTTTAGGTTGGGTGAAGTTTTCATCACATCTAAACATTAAACATACCTCATCAATCTGTCAATTCCAAACAACCCATTTAGATACTGAGATTTGTTGTCAATATTTTGACTGATCTTAGCATTATTTGTGTTGTATACATTATTAATTATAGTCTGTCCTGAGTTACTTTGCAAGGCTTTATTACCATATTTGTTGAGATTGTTAAGGAAGTTTAGTCCTAGACTTTCAACAGCTTTCTTCCTCAAGACATACTCACCAGGAGTAAGCATAGTAGGAACAGTGTCAGTTCCTCTAGGAGTCCAATCAACCCCAATGATATCACCATCAGAGTGATATTCAGGGATGATACCACCAAACTGTTTACGCTTGCCTTTCTTCTTACCTCCACCACTAACTGATTTAGGTGTAGAGTTAAAGATACTAGTAACAGCATTAGCAACACTGTTCACAAGAGAGTTTAAGGCTTCTTCAATCTTCTTGGCTTCTTCTGTGATCTTAGATGTATCTACATCTTTAGGATCATTACCATTAACCTTATCCTTCATCTCAGTAATCTTACCTGTGGTATTATCAACCTTAAACCCTAGTGCTTTAAGTAATGCCTTACCTTCTTCACTAAGCTTAGAGGTATCTACTAAGTCAATAGGGATATTCTTAAGAATTTCCTTAGCCTCATCTGTCTTAATATGACCTTTTGTGATAAGATTTGAGAAAGCTTCAACCAAGTTAGTTGATGAAGTCTTGAGAGAAGCTATTTCTTTCTCACTAAGAGCACCCTTGTCCTCATAGGCTTCCTGGATAGCTTTCTCAATAGACTCATGGTCTTTGATTACCTTGTCCATGATCTTCTGTCTTACTTTTTGGTCAAGGATACCAATCTTTTCAAGGATACCATCAAGATCTTTACTACCCTCTTTAAATGCAGAAGCTTTTGTTTCACCTAGATCACTAAATGTCTGTAGTTGAGCCACAATAGCATCTACATCTTTTCCAGTAATCTCAGCAATCTTTTCCTTAGACAGTTTAGAAGCTTGTTGAAGCTTATACTGAATAGCTTGTTTAATAGTATCATCAAGACCTTTAGTTGCAACAGTAACACCCACAAGCTCTTCAAGGTTGAAGTCTTCTTTATTATCAAAGATACCTTCAAGCATCTTATTCCAAGCCTTGTTTTTTGTGCTATATAGTACCTTCTGAAGTTCCTTAACAGCCTCAGCATGTATTTCATCATTACTTCTAGAGTTAGCAGTAGCAGACTCTTCTAGTGTTCTAGCCCACTTATATAGTTTATCCCTAGAAGCATTGATAACAGTTTCCTCACTAGCACCCATATCTATAAGAATCTTCTGAATAGCAGAATCTTGATCCTCTTTGTTACTAAAGTTGCTACCCTTAAGTGCATACTCTAGTTGCTCTTTTACTTCAGCAATTTTCTTGAATGGTACTTCAGGAATCTTCTGTGTAGCAATATTAAGAGCATTAAAGGCATCTGTGAAGTTCTTGGATGAATCTTCTTGTCTCTTGTACTCAGTATCAGAGAGAGTTTGAATAGTTGCAGTAGTACCATCTGTGGTATTCTTAAGCTCAACATATCTTTGACCATATTGTGCATATAAAGCCTGTAATGACTTCATAAGCTCAAGGTCAGTCACACCAAGCTCTTCTTTCCACTGTGCCCAAGTCTTCTCTTCACCTCCAATGTTAACACTGTACTTATCAACATCTTTAGGAAGGTACTCAGTAGCAAGTCCAAGGTTAGCTCCACCTTTACTTAGATCTCCATTGAACTTACCTGCATTACCTGACACAAGAGCTAAGGCATTAGAGATATCAGATTGCACAGAAGAGTCATTAGTGACTGACTTATAGAAGTTTCTCATCAGATCACCAT